CTATGGCACGATAACCTATGGTGGTACAGTTGTAGCCTCAAGAGTAAGTGCCTCACCTGATGCGGATATTACATCTTATTTGGGCAATGCGGCAGTTGGGTACAATGGTGTAAATAGTGATGGGGCAACTTTTGCACATTATGACCATAATTCAAATCTTGCGTTTGCATTAAGACAACAAGCATCGGGTCAAACTGCTTTAAATTGTCCATCAGGTCAAGAAATATATCTTACTCAAGATGGTGCAGAAAAACTAAAAATAGGAATAACTGGCGAACTATCAGGAGACCCATTCTCAGACCAAATGGCATACACATCCTCAGGTAAACTCCTAGAAGAAATGACCACACCTATATGCCTCTATAACTGGACAACTCCTGCAACAACAGAGTTAGACCAGACAATCAATACTCATAGCCTTACATATCAAGGTACAATGACTACAGCCGACCAGATACATAAAGGGTTCGTATGGGCGTTAGACTTTGATGCAGGGGATGATTATTTATCTACACCAGATGCGGCAGACCTTTCATTTGTTGATGAGGTTGTAACATGGTTTGGGTGGATAGAGGTTGTTGATGCAATAAGTTATCAAACAATTATGTGTAAATGGAACCTTACAGGAATAGATAGAGAATGGTTGATTCATATAACTGATACTGAAGTATTGCAAATACAATTCTATGATGACACTAATAATAAACTAAGTTATAGAACAGCTGATGCACCATTAGCAGTAGGTTGGCATTTCGTAGCACTAACACATGACGGTACATTTGGTGCGGCAATATGTAATGGAACAAAGATGTATGTGGATGGAGTTCTTGTAGCCTCAACAGCAACAAATGATGGCTCGTTCAACAAGATGGTTGCAGGTGCAGCTACTATGCTTATTGGTGCTTATGATAATGGCTCTCCTACTAATTTCTGGCAAGGCGACATGGGTCAAATAGGAATAGACCAATCAGAATGGGATGCAGCAACAGTCTGGCGTGTTTTTACGAAGACAAGAGGGGACTATAATTTATAAAGGAGGTAGTATGAAGAAGTATGTATGGTTAGTATTATTATTACCGTTGGTATTAGTTCTTTTTAAAGGTTGTACTGCGATGACACCTATAGAGAAAGCTGAAGGAGATGTATATTTCTATTATCAGGGTACAGATGCAAACTGTCAGGATATGGCTTTAACATTATCAAGCAGATTACAGGCTGATAACATACCTCACTTTATATGTTTAGGCGATAGATTAGGTGAGAGACACATGTGGATAGAGGATTTAGATGGTAAGATATACGACCCTTCATTCAGTAATACAGATGCCTCTAAGTATGTAATAGATAAACGTGAAAGAGTGCTATGAAATATGTCTTTGACTATGACAGCATCAAACAATGGATAAAAGCTAAAGGAGATTCTCTTGGCAATGCTTTTACTAAAATCACAGACGGTGCTGAGTTCGCTTTAGTAACAACATCAAGCAACCTACAGGTATCTATATCAGAAGATACCGTAGGTGTAGCAACGAGTGCAAAGCAATTACCTGATGGTCACAGCGTAGTTCTCTCAGCAGGTGCTGTTACAGTAGGTAAAGTATACGTCACCGATGGAGTAGATGATGTTGATGTTGTAGAAGCCACAGACGATAGTACCAATTTACATAGTTCAAATGGCATAGTAGCTAATTCTATAGCGAACTTCCGTATAAGCAGTACGAAAATTAAACCTGCACGAATGGATGCGTCAACACACTCTATTCAAACATTATCTTATGAGCATCACGAAATACACGCAGGTTCATCTTATTTCCATAAAGAAGCGTATGATGTTGCAAAGAATGCAACTATAGACCATTTAATAGTAACACCAGCTTCAAGTGCTTTCGCACACATGGTAATAAGTGTAGAGAACACAACCTCGTTAGTTGATGTATATCTTTATAAAGATACGATTACGACTGATGATGGGGCTGTAGATGATATTCATAACAGGAATCAAAATTATCCTGATGCTAACACAACAGAGATATATACAACACCAACAACATCTGCTGTAGGCACAATGCTATGGTCTGTAGCATTAGGTGCTGGCAAGAATTTACCTGGTGGTAGTGTACGAGATAGTGAAGAACTTGTATTGGAACAAAACAACAAGTATCTATTAAGGATAACCGAACCCAATGTAGCACCAACAACGGTTAATATAGCATTTGATTTTTACGAGCATACGGACAAGGATTAACCATGACAGACACCAACAGCAGATTAGCGAGAGTTGAAACAAAAATAGATAGTTGGATAGATCACACAGAAATGTACCGAAAGAAGAAAGACGAATGCAACGAGCGTATCTTCCAAAAGTTAGACAAGCTTCAATGCGGAGAACATCACGCGAATATAAAACATCTGATGACATGGATGAGAATACTGGTACTGGTGATAATATGCGGTGGACTAGCAACGATTGCTTTACGGCTCCTTGTAACAAGTTAGAGAGACCAGATAACATACAAGGTGTAGATATGAATGATATAAAAGAGTATGCAAATGTACTAAGGAAATCAAACGATAGGTGGTTAATAGATGATACGGATGATGATATTAAATCTCTTGGCACATATGAGTACATGGCTTTATCAGCAATACATTTCACCAACAATAAACACGACAGACGCTAACCAAAGGAGGCAGTGATGGGAATAGTGCAATGGGCAACAGATAATTGGGTACTTATTCTGCAAATATATGCAGGGATAGTAACCATAGCATCAATCATTGTTAAGTTAACCCCTACAACCAAGGATGACGCTATACTATCAAAGATTACAGGGTTCATTGGTAAATGGATTGCATTAAATAAGGGGACAAAAAAAAACCCTTAAATCCAAGATTAACCTTTCAGGGACGCTTACTACTCATTTTCTTTAAACAGAAGTGGGCGGTAAGGTTCCTAGGAAGGTACCTAAGAAAGAAACTAAATGAATACATTGTTAAGCATACTGAGTAAATTAACATTCAAGGTTAAGAAGGTACGTACAAAGCTAACTTATTACATAGGCTTAAAGTTTAAATGGTAGTTTTAGGGCTGTACGGACTAATGCAGAAACACAACATCACTCGCACACAACTGGTAGACATCTTGAGATTGAGGCGTGAGTTGAAGAAATATCGTTACGAAGCATTCAAACATGAATATCATACTAAAGGTATTAAGCAATTTTAGATAGGAAGGTGAGGAAATGATCTATAAGAACGATTCATCTAAAAGAGCCTCTTTATTGAACGCTAAGAACAAGGAAAAGCGTAAAGAGAAATTGGAGGTAGCATGAGCACAATTTATACTGCGACAAGTCTAGTAGAGCGGATCAGCAAGATTATTTCGGGCGACTACATCACAGCAGCTATGGAAGCTCGTATCTGGTTATTCATGGTAGATATATTTAACCAAATAACTGATAGAGATTATAACTACCAAAAGGTAACAAGTTCAATGAGTGTAGGTTCTTCAGTACAAACGATTGATTTACCTGCTGACTTCCTGCGTCCCATAACAGTATATACCCTGAGTTCACCAGGTGGTTCAAGAATAGAAGTAGATAGATTAAGTGATGGTCAATGGTCTTATAGAACATCTACATCTAACACAGCACAATATCCCTCCCAGTACAGGATATACGGCATAGATACCGACAATAATAAACAATTAGAGATAACACCTATGTTTAGTTCTGCGGCGACCTTATACATAGATTACTATAAGATACCTGATGAACCTTATGAATATAAAGCTGGCACAGGTGTAGCGACTTTAGATTCTCCAAATGTAACAGGAACATCAACACAATGGTCTGATTTTGTATCAGCTAAAGATTACTTCAGAATAGACAGCGTAGGTAAATGGTATGAGATTTCATCTATAACAACAGATTCAAACATGGTTGTATCAACATATTTAACCGCTACTAAAACAGATGTAGCATACACGATCTCAAACAGAATCCCTTTAAGCAATCAAGGTATATTGGCTTTAGTATATGGAGTAGCATCACAGATGTTAAACATAAACGGTGAAAAAGAAATGGCTGCATCATATTGGCAGTTACACTTAGATGCTATGGCTAGATACAAAGGTTCAGAAGTAAAGACCACAGAAACAGCGTATAACGCATACTCAAGAACGTATTATAACCATCATGACTATAGTGACTATTAGACATGCAAAAGATATTCTTAAAAGCATTTAAAGGTTTAAGAACAAAGAATCCATTATCCCTTGAGGGTGATGAATCTCCTTTATGTAATGATATACAGTTGACACCTAAAGGTGCGTTAGGTTCTCCAAACGGTTCTACGAAGTGGAATAATGATTCTTTAGGATATATAAACGGATTTTTTGATTACCATCCAAAACGAGGTGGACAGTATATAGCTAGTTTCTATTCAGATAGTGGTGCAGGGTACGGTTTTCCGCCTGCGTTACCTTCTGGTACAGGTTCAGAAACACCTGATGGTAGCGGTGTATTTACAAGTGATACACCAAGTTCTCCAGCTGCACCTATAGTTAAAGTATATACAGCATATTTAACTACGACTAATGATTATGTATGGGATAGGGCAGGGCTTAATCTTCAATATGGAAATTCAATGTCATCTGTTTTAGCTGATTTAGGTACTGTATATGTCATAACAGTTAAAGACCAATTTGGTGCGACTGCAACAGGATATAATACAGTAAGTGCCGCTACGCGAATACGAGTTACTTATAATACTGGATATTGGAGTATTAATAATTACAGAGATGTAACCATTACAAATGGAGTTGGTTCAGCATTGCTTAGTTATTATGGTAGCGACTATATTAACGAAGATCCTCTTAGCACTCCAAATAATGATGTATTACAAATGAATATACAAGATGTTGGTAGCACAATGACAGCGACTTTAAGTTCTTTGCCAACTTTATATGTTTATGGGGTTGTATCATTGCCTGCTTCAAGTCCTACAGCAAGTTGGTCTGGCGGTACAGCAGAGTTGAAGTATATGAATTTATCATCAAGCGTTCAAACTTGTACCGAAGCAGTACAAGCATCAACGACTACATGGGGCAGAATTACAGGTGGCATACATTCTTACCAAGATAATTATTCAGATGTTTTATCAGCTGGCGTCGGAACACCACAAAAAGGACAATGTAATAATTTAACAGAATATACAATTCGTGTTAGAGATATTAATGGAGCAACTACAACTCAAAATGTTACTGGACCAGCACCATAGAGGAACATAATGCCTAAACAAAAGATATTTATTAAGTCTTTTAACGGATTGCATTATGATATTGACCCTTTTGATATTGGAAATATTGACTCACCTCTTTTGAATGATTGTTATGCAGACCCTGTAGATGGTTTGAGTTCACCTAATGGGTCAACTAAATTTGAGAATCTGGCAAAAGCAGATACGATATATGGACTTTTTGACTATACTTCACGTAGAGGACATTATATAATTATATCAATAGGAGATGGCAGTATAGAATCTACTGCTTTATAAGATATGAATAAAAAAATATATAGATGTATAGAATGTGGAAAAGAATTAGGATGTCATAAAGCTAAAAGATGCTTTACCTGTTCACATAAAAAACAAGGAGAAGATCAAAAAGGGGAGAACAATTCACGTTGGAATGGTGGGCTTCCAAATTGTAGTATATGTGGCAAGAAATTAGGGAGCTATAAAGCCTCATTGTGTAGGCAATGCTCTGGTAAGCAAAAAAGAGGAGTTAAGAGACCAGACTCCGTTAGAGAAAAAATGAGTAAAGCAAAGAGAACAGATAAGTACCCAGATAGTATAGACGGAAAGATACTTACTAGGAAAGAATATGATTTATTACGCAATAATACCCCTAGGATGAAGCTGAGGGGAAGAATCAAACGATCACTTAGGTATAAATTAAAACAAAGAACTATGAATAAAAACGGATTACCTACATTTGAAACACTATCGTTTACGGTGAATGAGTTAGAAAAACATTTAGAATCATTATTCACTAAAGGAATGAATTGGGATGTATTCTTTGAAGGTAAAATACATATAGATCATATTGTGCCAGATTCATTTTTTGACTATGAAAGCATAGAAGATGATGGATTTAAGCAGTCTTGGGCTTTAAGTAATCTAAAACCTATGTGGGCTAAAGATAATTTATCAAAGAGTGATAGAATTGTTATATGCGGAGTATTAACAAATCAGCGAGCAAGAAATACTAAACAAATATTATTAGCAATATAAGGAGGTCGTTATTTCTACAGTCATTAGCGGTTTACCATCAAGCGTTCGCCCCACATTTTGTGTAGTGCAGGGAACTCTATATATATTCCCAAGTTCAGATAAACGTATTATATCTTATGATGGCGTAACACAAACAAATGCAGGGTTATTAGCACCTACTAATTCAGAACTTGTATTAACATCTACTGGGGCTGGAACAATAACGCTAACTACTGGTTGGAAATATAATTATGCTTGGTACAATTCCACAAAAGGGATAACTTCAGACCCTTATCCTCTTGCTGGAATAACTACAACAAGTGCGTTAGGCTCTATAACCTCTATATTGGTATCATCGTTTCCAGCTACATCCTCTGACTCACAGGTTACAGGAATAAGAATCTATCGCACTAATGACGGTGGTTCTACATTCTATTATAATGGACAAATAGATTTAGGTGTAACCTCATACTTAGATACAGTAGTTGATGATAGTTTGGGAGATGAAGTCTCTACTAGGAATAATACAATGCCAGCGTGTAAGTACGCAGTTTCCGCAAAAAGAAGAATATACGCAGCAGGGCAAGATGTTTATTCCGAAGGAACAGTAACCGTTTCAAGCGGTAGTATGACAGTCACAGGAACCTCTACTGTCTGGCAAGATGGTTTAAGAACACGATACTTTCAAGTAGATGATAGTTCAAGGTTATACCAAATAGATACAGTAACCACAGGTACATCAGTACAACTAACTCAAGCGTATGGTGAAGCACAAGAGATTGGTGCATCATATTCAATGTATGGTGAAGATAATAGAGTGTTCTTCTCAGAGATAGACTCATCAGATACAGCTTTACCTGAGAGTTGCTACTTAGGATTGGATTATGGAGACTTTGTTGACTTACCGATAGACGGAGATAAAATCACAGGTCTGGGTGTAGCAAGGGCATATACTATCCTTATCTTTAAAAACAAGAAGGTAGTAGCTCTTGCAGGTACTTCAAAAGCCGACTTCAATTTGTTCACAGTAAATGACAATGAAGGTTGTGTATCACATTGGACAATAGCGAATGACCATGATGGATTATGTTACTTCTTTTCTGGTAGTTCAGTTATACGAACAGATGGTTCTAACTTTGATGATATATCTAAGAATAAAATAGATAAGTATCTATATGAGTATATTGACCCTACATATAATGTTCTGTCTCATGCACAATACTATGATAAGAGAAGATGGTATATGCTGTGGGTCACGACAAAGGGAAACACATCACCTAATATATGTTTAATATATGATCTAACATTAGGCGAATGGTATCAACAGGAGATTAACGCAGTATGTTCTGCAGTCGTATTAAATGAAACAACCAATGAGAATGAGATATGGATTGGAAGTTCAAGTGGAATTATTGAAAAATTAGATCAGGACGATACATTTAATAGGTCGGTCACAAGTGGGACTACAAGAGGTACGGTTACAACTGCTACAGCCACGACATTAGTTGACACAACTACTTCTTCATTCTTTACCTCAGCATCAGGGTTAAAGGGTTGTTATGTAACTCTAACAGGTGGCACAGGCGTAGGACAACGTAGGTTAATATCATCTTCTACAGGATCGCAACTCACAGTATCTACAGACTGGGTTGTTACGCCTATAGGAACTGATACAACTTATGCTATAGGGGCGTTTGACGCATATTGGTATAGCCGCAAGATAGACTTAAATTCACCTGATTTTAAAAGGTTCTATGAGTTTCTAATTACATTCCTCAACCAAAAAGAATCCACAAAATTACGTGTGTCCTTTTTTGTAGATTTAGTTGACGATTCTGGGGTAGTGGCTGTAACAAACGGTTCTCCTACTGTTACTGGTACGGATACTTTATTTACTTCAGAAGATGAAGGTAAATCTATTCTAATTACAGGATTCGCAGAGGAGTATATAATATCTAAAGTGACATCTCAAACATCTATTACCTTGAATAAAACTTATCAAGGAACAACTGGCACAGGTTTGAAATATATAATGGAAACATTCTTCACTAATATAGATTGTAATGTAGGGTATGATGCTCTCGTAGATATGAGTTGTAGGGCAAGATATTGCCAATTCAGAATTGGTATGAGAGATAGCGATCGTAAATTTTTAATCTATAATTTGGCTTATTGGGCAGACGGAGAGAGAATAGTATGATAGAATAAAGGCTTGGCGAGGGTTGCAAACCTTTAAAAGCTCGGAGTGCCTGTTTCATAACGGGCAAGTCAAGCCTAAAACTAACAGGAGGGTAAAATGGAAAAACGTGGTAATGCTTTTGTAGATAGAGCAGGAAAGAGATTCGGTATGTTAGCTGTACTAAAAACAGTTGGTAAGAATAAATCAAATGCGTATATTTGGGAATGCTTATGTGACTGTGGAAACCATATAAATGTTAGTACAGGTAATTTGCAAAGTGGTAATACGAAAAGTTGTGGTTGCACAAGGCAAGAAAATTTATTGAAGGCTATCACAAAACATGGTCATGCTATGAATAATAAAACATATACTACATGGCAATCAATAAAAGCCAGAACCACTAACCCTAAAATAAAATGTTTTAAATACTACGGTGGGCGTGGAATTACAATGTGTGAAGATTGGAAAAGTTCTTTTGAGAATTTCTTACGAGACATGGGTGATAAACCAGAAGGATTGACCTTGGATAGAATAGATAATTACAAAGGTTACGAAAAGTCTAATTGTCGTTGGGCTACGTACAAGGAGCAAGCTAATAATAGAAGATGGAATCAAGACAGAGGTCTTGGTGCATTAAAGAAGGTCGCATAATGGCAATTCCACCAAAAAAATGGCAGAGATTTTCTGATAGTGTGCTTGATTCGCACTTAGAAGCCCTATTTAATTATCTGGGCAATATAAATACAAGCAGTAGTTCTGGCACAGGAGAGAATGGTAAGACATATACGAAAGAAACATACTTAGCAAGTGGCTTTATCACAAGAGAAGAAATATTTACTACAAGCAGTAGGACAACTAAATTGGGGCAGTTTGACTATGCTTACGACAGTTCAAATTATGTTACAAAAATTACAGAGAAAGTCTACAATTTAGGTAGACAAGTTGCAACAAATACATATAGATATGCGTATCTTGGTGGCGGAAAACTTGATACAATTACTAAGAGTGTCGTTTAAGGAGATACTATGTTCGTAATATCACAGTTACAAAAAGTTATATCAGGGGCAATAAAGAAAACGGAACAATCTATAAAGATATGGGCAAACACATCTAAAACTGATGCTGGTACAGACTACGTTCCAACCGTCAACTCCGATGGACAATGGTTAGTTGAAACAATTTCAAGTGGTGGTGCAGCAGGTACTGATCTTGTGAGAGTAGGCGGTGTAACATATCAGCTCGGTAGTTCTACAGCTACAAGTGCAATGAGCGTAGTCCTAGCCACGGATGCACGCATTAAAGGAATGGATAAGACCACAGTTATAAATAGCGAAACCATAAATCCTTCAAGTTCTTTTACAACTTCAGCAGTAACAATAGAGAGTCAAAGGATATTTTCAATAGAGTATGATATGGCAACAAGTTCACACGTATCATTAGCATTTACATGTAGTAACAATGGGACGAACTTTTATGTCTCTGAAGGATACGGAAACATAGGTTCTTATACAGCCGCAGGTATATCAGAGTTTACATTACCAGCGTGTATGAGTTTTAAAGTAGTAGCAACAAACATAGATGCTAGTGATTTAGTATTAAACGGTTTTATTGCAAGCGACAGAACATGAGGAGGTTTTATGGCTAAAAGTAAGAGTTACAGCGGATGGAATACGTATGATTCCAAATCGCAGCAACCAGTACAAAGTGGAGGATATAGTGGGAAATGGAACCCTGGTGGCAGTCAAAGTGTAATGACAGGACGTGGATATAATCCGTTTGGATTGAAAACAGGTAGTGCACCATCAGGTAGATTATCAGCACAATCAACAAGAACTTCTCCACAAAGAAGTAGTTTTGGCGGTGGAGGTGGATACGGTGGCTCTACGTATGATGATAGTCAGGATTTAAACAACTATCTAGCAATCGCAGGATTCCAGCAACGTCAAAACACAGCTACAAGAGATATGGCTTTAGGGCAATTTGGTGGGGCATCTGCATTATCAGGTAGGGCACAGGTTGACCCTTATAATGAAGGCATGATAGGGTTAATGAAGGGTGAACAAAAAGATGTACTCTCAGGGCAAAAGAACGCCCAGTTACGTAAGCTACAAGACATCTCAGCACGTAGAGGTGGGGCTGTAGGATATGGTATGGAGAACGAATTACAAGCAAGATACCAAAAGAACTTAGGTGATGCAATGCGATCAACAAGGATTCAAGCAATAGATAAGAACCGTAGAGCATTAGAAGCGGCACTTGCAGCAGAATCTAATTTGGCATCACAGAAAGCATCTGTAGTAAGCAGGCATCCTGTTGCAGTTGATTTACCACAATTCAATCAACCATCACAACAAATGCAAGGTGCGACTACACAGAGATTTGCAAATGGTACATCAAGTAGGAATAGCGGTGGTGGAAGTGGAATAGGAATAAGGAGGGGTTGGTAATGGCAGATATAGCACAAATGCTCATGACAGCAATTAAACAGAAACAAGCAGTAGGTATGAAGAACGCAGCTATGATGAATCAAGCATCTCAGGCATCAGCACGTAATAGAACTGCTCGTGGTATAGCCTCTGAGAGGAATGCTTCGGCAAGAGATATAGCTAAAGGTAGAACAGAACAAGCGTATGGTATAGAAGAAATGAGAGGTACAAGAGCAAGAGATATAGCGGCACAAGGAATAAAATCTCAAGATGCTTTAACTAAATATAGAGAAACAGAGAATATGAAAAGGTCTAAGTATAAACAATCTCAACAGAATGAACGGTCAAGATTAAGTAATATAGCAGCAATGGAAAGATCAAAATTATCAGGTAGCAAAAAGGCAGGCTTGTGGGATACAATCACGAATCCAGAAGATGAATTTAATGAATAAGAGGTACATAAATGGCAAGAGAATTTGATCCGACACCAATGCGTTCCTTTAATCCTGAACCAATTAGAGGTAAAACTTTAATACCAGCCGAGGATGATTATCCTGTAGGTATGCGAAGGCAGACGAAATATGGATATGTTGACCCTAATCCTCAAGGTACACCGAAATCCTATATAGATAATGCTTTAGACAATCTAAGAGGACAAGCAAGTAGAGCATACGAATCATTACCGCAACAGTTCCAAAATATAGGTGGAAACATAGTAGAGAACACAAATATGTTTAGAGAGAGTTATATGGATGCGTTCCAGAAGTCATTAGGACAACAAGAAATGTTAAGACCTTTCTCAGAAACACAATCTACGACAGAACCTCAAGGTGATGCGTATACAGATTACTTAGGTAGACAACAGAGAACACAGAGACCTTTAGTTGAAGAACCTTTTACTTATGACTATGCACAACCTCAAGAATTAACCTATGATCCTGCATCTACAAGAGAAACATTAGAAGAAATAGACGCAAAAGGTAAAGCAAATAAATACGCAGCAAGAGATTATAAAAGAGAAGTATCGGGTAGAACAGGACAAGCAACACCTGCTGAACTTGGTACAGAAGAAGCACCTGTTTTATCAAATGAAAAATTATCAGCATTAAAGTATGGTAAAGATGTTACTAAAGCATTGGGTAGAGGTGCTTTAGAGATACCTAAAGCTATATATGGTACAGCAGAAATAGCAGCCGAAGAACTTAAACGAGGTAGAATACCTTTTGTTCCTACACCGTCATCTTTATTTGTTGATCCTTATTACGAGAAACATAGTGGTGGTGGAGTAGCTACACCTGGTATATCGCAGTTTGGTGAGTATGCTAAAGTAGCAAAAGAAGAATACACACGACTTCAAGGTACAGATACATTAAAACCTACAGATCAGTACACTAAAATAATGAAAGGGTGGGCACACCCTCTTGCTAAATCAGTCCTATTAGCAGCAGAATCTACTCCTTTAATGGCTACAGCAGCTATAACAACAGCATTAACTGGTATGCCTACATTAGGTGCGGCAACATTTGCACCTGCTATTTTAACTGGTGCTTATGAAGATGCAAAAGCAAATGGATTAACTCATTCTCAAGCAATGAATCACGCTTTAGCAGATACCGCAGTTACTACTTGGTTGGAAACAATACCTCTTAAAGGTTTCTTAAAGGGCGGTAAGATGCCACGTAGAGTAGTAAGAGGTATGCTACAGGAAGGTTTAATAGAAGAAGGTTCTCAGGCACTATCTGAGAATACATTAAGAATGATTCAATGGGACACACCTAAAAACTTTGAAGATGCAATGAAGAAGTTATCTAATGGATTAATGGAAAGTATAGCGGCTGGTACTCTAATGGGTGGTGGTATGGCTACTATATTTACTGACGAGGTTATAAATAGATTAAAGAAAAAAGGTAAGCTAAACGATCAAGCCGTTATTGAGTTACAGACAATGCTACAAGGTGCTTATGATAATGTAACTATGGCGGCTAAACAACAGATACTAAGGAATGAAGTAAACAAGGTAATGAGCAACAAAGAAATGATGAATAAGATTGTTGCTGATAATGAAAAGGCACAGGAACAAAGGTTTATTAATGACCCTGTAAATACCGCTACAGAAGAAGCAGAGCAACGAGGTGTATCACCGCAACAAGTGTTTATGGAAAAAGGATTAAAGCAACAGCAAGATGGCTCTGTAGATGTTGCGTTTACACCAGAAGATATTAATGAGATACAAGCTGAAGCCAATAGATTGCCAGATAAAATAAAAGTATCTCCTAAAGAAGCTAAAGCATTAGAGCCTATAATAGAGGAGAAGTTGTTAGACATATCAGAAGGACAACCTGTTGAAGAAGCTGTAGAGGAGATCAATACAGTAAACCGTCTTTCTAACGAGGTTATTAAAGGAAACATCACAAAAGAACAAGCTATTGAACAGGCGGAGAATCCTGAGTTGAACCAATTAAATGAGATGGCAAAAGGTTCTAAGACCTTTGATGAATTTAAAAAGAAATTGTTTGCATTGAATGAACGAAATCCTGTGTTAGTTGGTGAGATGTTAGACGCAACAGGACAATCTGATTCACCTACAAGGTTCAGAGAGATATATGAGAACGCTAATAAGGTAGTAGAAGCCGAGCAACCTCTTAAATCCGTAGGTGCAGCAAGTTCATTAGAATCCTCAGAATCCCAAACCCTACCTGATATGCCTGAGAAGATCACAGTTAAAGATGAAGCAGGTAACAAGAGAGTTATAGAACCTAAAGAGGGTGAGGAGTTTTCTATTACACCGTTCCAAGCGGCTAATGGTAAAGTTAAATATGAACTCCATGACGGAGAAGATTATATAGTTTCAAAGAACACAGCACAGAATTTAGCTAACCAATACGGAGTACAAGTCATACCAGAAGGACAATTCAAAACTCCAGAGGGTGTTAGTGAGGTTGTTAAAGAAGATAAAACAAATTTAAGAGATAAGCTATATGAAGATGCTGACGCTGGTAGAATTACCATAGAACAAAGAAATGTAGGTATAGACAAATTAGATGTTCCAAATAAAACCAAATACTCACAATACAACCTCGCAGGAGACAAGAAGAATTACAAAGAGATATTGATAACTGCTCCTGCCAATGAAAAGTTAATCTCTGAACGCAAAGCATTGGCATCTATTGACAGAGAAAGACCACTAACTCCTACTGAACAAGCACGATATGATGAACTAAGAAAGAAAACAGAAGTTAGTTCTGGTGGTGCTTTCAAATCCTCACACTTTGAAGAACCAAATATCTTAGCACATCTACGCATGAATGAACGTACAGCTAATGGAAAGAAAGTATCTTTCATAGAGGAAGCACAGAGTGATTGGGCTAAAGCTGGTAGAGAGAAAGGGTTTGATACTAAACCAGAGTTTCCAAATGAATTAGATATAATTAAAGATGCAAGTGATAAATCTGCACCATATCGTATAGTTTATAAAGATAGTAAACTTGGAGTTCCTGGGGCAGGTAGATATACCTCAAAAGAACAAGCATTAGAAGAATGGTCTAACTGGCCGTCATCAAAAGGCAAAGAAGGCGTACCATTCAACAAGAACCTAAAGAACTGGCAAGAACTCTCTCTCAAACGTGCTGTAAGAGAAGCAGTAGAGAATAACTCTGAATATCTTTCATGGACTACAGGACAACAGCAGGCAGATAGATATGATTTGAGTAAGCAGGTGGATAGTATACGTTACACGAAACTTGATAATGGAAAATATGATATTCAAGCACTAAAAGGTGAAGATTCATTAATATTAAAAACCAACTTATCTGTAGAAGAAGTAGAGGGATTAATAGGTAAAACACCAGCAGAAAAAATTGTATCCAGCGACAGAAAAAATGGAATATTAAAAGGACAAGACCTCAAAATAGGCGGTGAGTGGGCTGTAAACCTATACGACAAACAGATACCGAATATATTAAAGAAACTTACTGGTGGGGAGATAGTTAAGATACCTATATTTGAAGGAGAAGATGTAAAAGATTACACCCAACAAGCCCTAAAGATAACACCACAGATACGAGAGGCAGTATTAGGCAAGAAAGAGAAACCAGTAGGTGCAGATGCTAATAAGAAAGCTACACCGCTTGAAACAGAAGCAAAGAAGTATAAGAGTGCAGAGGAGTTTGTTGAGGCACAACCTATTATGTATCATCAAAGTCAATCAAAAGAACCTATAATTGAATTTAAACAAAAAAATGAAAAAGGTTATAAGAAAGCATATTACTCTCAAGCAGAAGAAGGAATATATTTTTCTCCAAATAAAGAATTAGTGCAATCAAAATATGGAAAACAAGGAGGGCAATTAGTAGAAGTTGTTTTGCAACCGAAGAAAAAACTTGATTTAGGAGACAAAGATGCAATGTATTTTGATGGTACAAAAGTTAATTCTGGAGAAATAACAGTTGAGAATTTTAAAAGACAGCAACGTGGAGAAAAAGAATTACCAGAACCAGATATTGAATTATCAACAATAACAAAAAAAGCTAAGAACTGGTTACTTAAACAAGGATACGATAGTGTAGAAGGAATGAAGGGTGAAATGTGGTCTGCACCTGAGACAGTTGTTTTAGATTCATCTATTATTAAAACCAAAGCCCAACTAACCGCTATCTGGAATAAGGCGAATAAGCAGGGCGAGGCAGGTTTCGTATCAACCGAACCAATAACCACAGAACAATTAGTAGACGCTATCCGTAGAGCCAAGACAGATATTAAAACTGCACTACCTCAATTACAGAAACTTGGTGAGAAGGTATACTCAGAAGGTAAGACTAAATTCAATGACTTCAGAGATACAATGAAATCTAAACTTGGTGATATGTGGAACAGGTTTAAGAGTAGGATCGCTAAGATATATCAAGGTGTTAAAAAGGCATATAAGAAATCAAAGATAAGTGGTCAAGGTGGGTTTGTGGCATTTGGTAAGGCAGATGTAAACCAACCACGATTAGATGAGTTGAAACAAAAGATGAGAGAGTTTGAGGCACGATATGTTGAACAGCAACACAGAGTAGATAAGCTGAATCTCAATGAAGAAGAACAGGCAATCATAAAAGATATGCAAAAGGTTCTTGGTTTAGATCAACGTAAGGTACAGACCTTTGAAGAAATACAGATGCTTGCTAATGACTTAGGTACTGACCCATATAATCTTTTAAAATCAGGATATAAGAATAGAATATCAGCAGAAGAAGTTGTTGCTCTTAGAGATTTAATTTCTACCAATCAGAAGTTCGTAACAGAGAACTCTCCAAGATTAAATACATTGGCTAACTTAAAAGATACTCAAGCGTTAAGAGTTCTTGAGAACAAAATAACACAAGCTGAATCACAGATAAATAGTGCATTAGCTAAACTAATCAAAGGTGGTACTGAAGCAGGTAGAACCATAGCAGCATATAGATTAATGGCAAGAAACAGTCTTGAACCTGCGTTTTGGTATTCAAGAGCATTGAGAATAATGAATGAAGGCAAAGGAAAGGTGCGAGGACTTACACCTGAGATGATGACGGCTATTAATGAGTTGATAGAAAAGAAAGATGTTAATGGTTTAGCTGAGTTTGTATCGTTATTAAGAGATTCTGCATTGTCTGAGAAGGCTGTTTCATTATGGAAGGCAGGACTTCTTACCTCTCCCACAACACACATGGCGAATATATTTGGTAATACAGGTATGGCACTTATGGAATCATTAAAAGATATACCTGCAACAGGTATAGATAAGCTCATATCTCTTTATACAAAACAACGTACTGTAACGGTTAGCTCAAAGGCGATAGCTGCAAAAGTTAAAGCATTTAAGAGTGGTTGGACAAAAGGATATAGCTATTTTAAAACAGGTGTATATCCTGTAGATATTATGCAGAAGTGGGATGCTAAACAAACCAATTTTGACAACAAACTATTACAAGGATATGTAGATGCTATATATAGATCGTTAGGTGCAGAAGATATATTGTTCAGAGAATTAGCTATGCAAGAATCGTTTGTGCAACAGGCTATCTTACAGGCTAAGAACGAGAAGTTAAAAGGTGAAGATTATAAAGAACGAGTAAAAGATTTACTGGAAATACCAAACAATGAAATGGTTTTACAAGCAATAGAAGAAGCAGAGTACGCTACATATCAATCGTCTAATATGATGGCAACAGGATGGAGTAAATTAAAGCAATCCGCACGGACAAATGTTGATAAAAGAACAGGAGAACTAACTGCTGGAGGACAGGCACTTGCTACCGCATTAGAAGTAATGGCTCCTTTTGTAAGAACACCGTCTAATATTGTAATGAGAACAATAGATTATTCTCCAGTATCTGTAATAAATTCTCTCTATCAAATATATAAAGGTGTAGGAGAAATAAGATCAGATGGTAAGTTAAGTGCATATAGGCAGAAAAGAATAGCTGAGACCATAGGCAGAGGACTTACAGGAACAGCTATACCTATAGGGTTAGGTACCTTATTAGCCTCCGCAGGATTAGCAGTAGGATCCCCACCAGAGGATAAGAAAGAACGTGATATGTGGTATGCTGAAGGAAAGAAAAGGAACTCTATTAAGATAGGTAATTATTGGATTTCTCTTGATAGGTTTGAACCATTTGGACTTCTCATGGGTGTAGGTGCAGACTTAAATAAGGCATATAAAGAAGATGAATTAGATGAGGCATGGAACATTATAGGTAAAACATTAAAGAATATAACTGAGTTGCCGCTTCTTAGAGGTGTACTGGGTGGATTAAAAGCCGTAACAACACCAGAGCGTAGTTTTGAAAGGTTCTTTATACAAGCAGGTGTATCTCTTGTACCCTCTGCAATAGGTAGATTGGCGAAGATAACCGATCCACAAATGAAAACAATATCATATAAAGGGTGGTCAGGACTAAAAGAAAAGTTCTTTGATAGAATACCTTTTATGCGAAAAGGATTACCTCAGAGATATGATGTGTTAGGCAGACCTGTAACAGCGGCAAGTGGTAAGTGGGCTATAATAGACCCTACACGGTTCACTAAAGCAACATCAAGTCCTGTTATAAATGAGGCACGTAGATTAGGTACAGCCTTTGGTGTGCCTTCAAAGAAACTATATGGAATAGATTTAACAAGTAAAGAATATGCAGGATACACAAAGTTTACAGGTAAAACAATAGATGAGAATTTATCTAAACTCATAAGCGATCCTAAATATAAAAGCATGAACGATATAGATAAAGCAAATATGTTTGATAAAGTGGTAAGTAAAGTACACCGAGAAGTAAACAAAGTATCATTTGCGATTGTTATGGGCAAAAGATATGGTGTATCTAAAGAACACTACCAGACTTTATATGATAACAGAGCAGCAATAAAAGATGATAAGTTCCAAAAGAAATCCATTAAAGAACAAAGCGAATTGGTTAAGAGGAAATTGCAATCAATAAATCAAGACCAAAAGGAACTTCAGTCACAGTTTAAATAGAACTATTCCACACAGAGAGAGAAGCGTAAAAAACTTTTCTCTCTTTTTTTATTAACCTACGCCAGCCCACTTGTTTTTGTTTTAAATACAAGGGGCTACTAAGGGGTGATGTAATCCCCCTATACCCCCTCAAGAAAAGTCAATAAGTAAAGCTCAACCCCCCACCCCCATTCTCGGGGGCTGTTTCCTTGCGGAAACCGTCTTTCTTTTTTTTGTAAAGAAAAAGAAAAGCTCTACAAGATATGGTATTATACACAGAAAAAAGGGTGTTTGTCAAGTGTTTTTTGTTGGATAATTTATTGTTATATAATTATAATAATATTATGTTGACAAAATAATAATAATATAATAATATTAGTTTTGACAGTTAGAAAGGAGGTAAATATGGTCACAAAGAGAATGTTGGTTAATGAAGAAATTGCTGTTTTATTAAGCGAGATGACATTTGGAGAGATAGGAGTTGAGATAGGAGTAACAGAGTCAACAGTTAGAGACTGGTATAAAGGCACAAGAAAAGTTCATTACTTAGTTGGACAAAAACTAAAATCAATGGCAAAAAAAGTAAAAGCAAAGCAAGGAGCATAACATGATGATAGACAAAGCTCGTAAAGACATACGCACATTACTAACAGAGAAAGTATCTGAGTTTGATGGACAGTATGACTTAGAGACTGTGCTTGCTGAAACTGATCGGTTAGATGACTTCATGGCAGAATACAATGAGGCAAATGAGTGTTTTGAAAGAGCATCTAGAATCGGTTTTGTTAAAGAAGTTGAAGAAGATAGTATTAGTTTATGCGAAGAAGAAATGGATCTTATTGAGAAGGAAGCGATAATAGAATTTGCGAAGGATTTATTGAAAGGAGATAAATAATGTGGGGATGCGATCATAAGTGGAAGCAAATAATGAAGACCTGTAGTCCGCCTAGTAGGATTACTAGTGGATGTACTTTGACGGATAAGATGGCAGAAAAAATCTTATTTGGTTTTGTTGTAATACTTTGGGAGTGTACGGAATGTAAAGAAATACGTAAAGAAGAAATGTTAGGTAAAGAAGTGAAAGGAGATGAATAGTGAATAAAATAACAGGTAACAAAAAAATAGATAACTTAATTGATGATGAAATTGCAAAAGCTATGATGCCGTTATCATCTCTTTTTTATTTTGATAATATATACGAACAAGTATGTGGCATGGAAGGGCTCAGGGCGGTCATTCAAGAACTTGTCAAGAATGTTTCACAAGAGATATTATTTGAATATTATAAAGGAGATGATAGTGGACAATAGTAGTATTCTTTATAAACATTATTGGATAGATAAAACCTGCGAAGATTGTATTTATAATATTGATAATAAATGCAGGAAGCATCCGCCAATACATAAATATATGCTTTTTAGTGGCTATCCAATAATAAGTGAGATTAGTGATAAGGAACTAATATTAAGTGGTGGAAAAACTCACAAATATTTATATCAAGATGCTTGTAGTTTTTATGAGAAAGGAGACAAATAATGGAACATGATTTCGTAACCGCCTATCAACGCCTAAACATAGCAACAAAAGAAGATAAAAAGATAAAAGAATTGAAACGATTTATAGCATTACAATGGTTTTTAATTATGACACTACTAACTTTAATCTTTATGAATATATAGGAATAATATGGATGCCATAAAGTTTATAACCAAATACTTAAAGGATCATAAACCTGATAACTGGTACGCTAAATTGTATGCAGAGGATATGTTGTTTAATGCAAAGTGTGATGATTTGCAGGAAAAGATCAAAGAGATGGATAGGATATTTGAGAAACGGAAAGGAGAGTTGAATGAAAATTCTAATAGGCATAGCAATTGGTAGCGGTATAGTTATTCTGATAGTTGTTGGGATTATAATGTTTGTAAGGAAAATATTTGGAAGTCAACCGTGAAGTAAACCTAAGGGAGAAGTAATGGGTAACCTTAATATAGATGTAACAGTAGAACATATAGCTAAAATAATATATGAGTCAATATATGAGGAAAGATGGTGTGATGTAATGCACGGAATAGAAGGTAACTTATTCAGAACGGCAGCAAGAAATGTTTTAGAGAATTTAAAGGAATTAAATATGTTAAACATACAGGAGGGTGAGTGAAGAAGTGTAATATATATTTTATTGCAGGAATGACTTGTATTATAAGTGGTGGACTTATGCAACTTTTTATTCATGAAAGTTCTTTATGGTCGGCAGGAATAATTTTATATGTTATTGCATTGGCAGAAAAACAAGGAGCATAACAAACAATGAAACGGAAAGGAGAGTTGAATGAATCTAACACGAGTGGCAGAAGAAGCATTAAGAGATGACGGCTTTTTAGATGAAGTGTTGTTAAAGAAGTTAATCATTGATTGGGCAACATCTAAAATCCCAGAGAAAGCACCAGATAGTTTCTGTGGTGATTCAGTAGATGCAAAGAATGAGGGATTCAATCTGTGTAGAGAGAAGTTTAAAGAGAATCTGAAAGGAGAATAACATGGAAGGAATTGAGATAAAACAAATTAGTTGGTATGACGATCGCTTTTACCGTATGGACTATCTTGATGAACACGGTGTAGAGATACGAGACTATTTTCCTTCTGTTACAACCAAGCTAAGTGCATTAGCTAAACCATTCCTACTACAATGGTACGGTGACATAGGTACTCGTGAAGCTAAAGCAAAGATGAATGAAGCTGGTGAAAAGGGTACTAGGGTACACTATGCGTGGAATACATACATAAATGGTGGGGCAGTAGTATATAACCCCAGAAAGTACGCTCTACATACCCCTGAGGAGCTAAAAGAGGTAACTGAGTATTACAATGGCAACGTATATTTCCTTGAAAACCAAGAAGAAATGTATGATATGCACAAATTACAGAGATTTAATGAGATTGTTAAGCCAGATCACAGAGATTCAGAGATGATAGTATATGATATTGAGAACCGTGATGCTGGTACATTAGATAATCTTATGTATATTGACGAGGGTGACTACGAAATTAATGGTAAGAAACCGATACATATAGATGAAGGGCTATATATTGGGGATCTTAAAACGGGAGGAGATGCAAGTGTTGGAAAATCTGCATGCATGCAAATTGCTTGTTACACATATTGTGTAGAGGCAATGGGGTTAGGTGAGGTAAAAGGTGGTTTAATCTTACACACAGGCTCTAAAAACAGGTCAGGTATAGAAGGGTTCGGTGTAACTCTTTTAGATCGTGCAAGGTTGGATGAGGAGTATCAGGATTACCGTGACATATCAAGAGTGTGGCAACGTAACTTCGGCACGTTAAAGCCGAAAATATTACAAGTACCTAATATTATAACGATAGGAGAATAAGATGAATACAGAATTAAAAGAATTAGTTGTTAATGGAGTTACTTATATTGCCGAAGGCTCTCAAAGAGAACAAGCGAAAGAGTTGGATGGTATGATATATTGTATTGTTCGCACATATTCAGCGGGGGTATTTGCAGGATATGTTGAAAGCAGAACAGGCAGAGAAGTCGTAATGCGTAAAGCGAGAAGGATATTTTATTGGGATGGTGCGTCATCTCTTTCTCAACTTGCTGTTGATGGAACTTGTAAACCAGAAAACTGTAAGTTTCCATGCGAGGTAGATAGGGTTGAACTGTTGGAAGTAATTGAAATACTTGACTGCACACAAAAAGCTAAACAAAGTATTGAGGGGGTAAAGATATGGGAACAAAAGTAAAGAACTATGGCGATGGCTATGGCTATGGCTCTGGCTATGGCGATGGCTCTGGCTCTGGCGATGGCGATGGCTATGGCGATGGCGATGGCTCTGGCTCTGGCGATGGCGATGGCTATGGCGATGGCTATGGCTATGGCTCTGGCTATGGCTCTGGCTCTGGCTATGGCGATGGCTATGGCGATGGCTATGGCTATGGCTCTGGCTATGGCTATGGCTCTGGCTATGGCGATGGCGATGGCTATGGCGATGGCTCTGGCTCTGGCTATGGCGATGGCTATGGCTAAATAAAGTATTGAAGTTTTATTAACCAAATAAACCCAAAAGGAGAATAAGATGGAAATGACATTCAGCAAGAACGTAGGTAAGAACACGTACACATTCACAGTAGATGGCAAGAATATGTTTGAATTGTTACAGGCGAGTCAGCATTTTGGTTTTCAGGATGTATATAAATGCGGATTATGTGAATCAGATTTACTGTACCTCAGATCGTACTTAACCAAAGATGACGGATATGAATACGTGAAAGTACATTGTGGTAAATGTAAAGCAACACTCACGTTTGGTAAGGCGAAAAAGGATGGTGCTTTTTTCTTACGGAAGAATGATAATAATTCGTATGCGTGGAAAGAGAATGAGCAGAAGGGTGAAGCTAAGAAAGAGGTTAAGAAGGCGGAACTGCAAGACTTAGCACCCTGTGCAGTGCTTACACCACCCAATTTTCCTGAAGATGAACGTGATCCTGACGGAGATATGCCGTTTTAATTAAAATAAATGTGTACAAATAAACAGAACATAATATAATGGTTATATGAAAAATCAATCTCAGAATATAAAAAAGATAATAGGAAAAGATGAATCCGAAAACTAAATCAAATACCAGAGGTGTACCTGTGTGTGGTTTTAACTTGCCAAAAGCCTGTTATCTTTCCACGTCTGAGCATGGGTACATCTCTTTTTCTTTGTGGGGTTAGTGTGGCTAAAATACAAGATGTTGAACTGCGTGATGGGTTTGTAATATTGTGGAGAAAACTTTTAGACTCTGCAATTTTTTCAGATTCATACGCATTTCACATTGCCACACATTTAATAATGGAAGCAAACCACAAGACAAAAAAGATACTTTTTAATGGTAAGCAGTTAGAGGTATTACGTGGAAGCTGTATAACTGGGAGATATTCTATCTCAAAAAAGACAGGCATAAATCCAAGTAAAGTATATAGAGTTATGAAGTTATTAAAAAACATCAGTTTTTTGGACATCAAAACGAACAACAAATTCTCTATCGTAACTATTTTAAACTACGGCTTTTACCAAAACCCTAAAAACTATTATGAACAGCAGGATGAACAACAACTGAACAACAAGCGAACAACAACTGAACAACAACTGAACACAAACAAGAATGTAAAGAATGTAAAGAATGCTAATAAGATAAAGAGTATGTGTATTAGTTCTATCTTCAACTACTTCAGGACTAGTACAGATAAGTCTAAAAGTTATAATTTGAGTGATAAACGGTGTGCGATGATTAGGGGCAGGTTGAAAGACTATCCAGTTGGGGACTTGAAAAAAGCAATAGATGCTTTCGCAGTAGATGACTGGAAAGAGAGAAAAAACAATTTCGGGTTAGAATACTGCATGGGTAGTATTGAAAGAACCGATAAGTGGATTTCAAGATTTGTTGAACCTAAAATAATGCCTAAGATGAATACAGGAGACTTTGCATGGAAGGGATAAATAATTTTTACGCAATGGATGATACAGGGCAACGTAGTGGTGTATTCAAAATAGAGAAGAATGAGGCAAAAGGATACAACGATAAGAATTATGGTATATTCTGGACATTTAATTCATTTAAAGACGGTGTACGTAGAAAAGAAAATCTTGATAGGGTAAACGCATGGGCTATAGACATAGATGACGGCACAAAAGAAGATCAACTCAAAGCTATTGAGAAATCTCCTCTTGCACCGTCAATGTTAGTAGAGACAAAGCGTGGGTATCAGGTGTATTGGTTTGCAAAAGACGGAACTATGGAGAATTATGAGGCGATAGTATTATCAAGATTAGTACCACATTTCAATGCTGACAAAAAAGCAAGGGATGTATGTAGAATACTCAGGTTTCCAAACTACTATCATTGTAAAGACCCGAACGATAAGTTTTTAGTAAAGGGACATTATGCAAAATTCTGGTTACAGTATTCAGAAAAAGAGATGTTGTCGTTCTTTAAGCCGAAAATAGAGAAACGCAAAGAGGTTACATTCCAACAGCAGAAAGTAGAAGGCGATAGTTTTTGGCATAAGGTGGGAAGTATTCAAGCAGAATATGGTTTGAGCAAACTATCGGGGTCATCCAATGTCAGTTTTGAGAACTTTGACTTCAGATCACACAGTAATGGTGTTAAACAAATATGCGTAAATGAAAAACCTACATCAAACTGGATAGACAAAGACGGCATGATAGGTAGTTATGAGCGAGGTGGACCAACGATAGCTAACTGGTTGAATTGGTATCATAACGATTGGAGAAAAGTAGCAGAAATATGCAAAGAAACATTCAAGCAAGAACTGGGGGCATGAGTGGAGAATAGAGAGCAGTTAGAAACAGTATTAAGTGACATGGAAACACAAAGGAAAAACACTAAACCCATAGGCACATACGGTATTAAGTTTTTAGATGATTACTTATCGGGGATATTGCCAAATGATTTTATCATGATAGGTGCAGAGTCAGGAGTTGGAAAGTCTGAACTCGCTTATGAGTTAGCGTTTAGAAATTCAGAGAGGTTGAGAGTACATCTATTTGCGTTAGAGTGTGATATGTATGAGCCGTACAACAGAATGAAATATAAAATAGTTGCAAGAGAGTTCTTTAAAGATTCAGAAAGAAATTATCAAGAAATGAATTTGAGAAACTATCAGTTAAACCTAATAGACGTAGATAAGTATATTCCGATAGCAGAAAAAGAGATACTGGATAAGTATTCAAAACTACATATTCATTACAGGGAACACCAATTTGCAATAGGTGATCTCATTAGAAAGATGGGTGAGATAAAAGATGAGTGTGACATGATAGTGCTAGACCATATAGACTATTTTGACCTTGATAGTAGTGGGAGCGAAGTGTTGCAGATGACAGAGATTATGAAACAGTTACGTAGTATAAATTTAATATATCAGATACCAGTAGTCTTTGTATCTCATTTACGCAAAAAATCAAATAGAAAACAGTTAATACCAGATGAAGATGACTATATTGGTAGTTCATCTAAAGTTAAGCAGAGTAAAACAGTTATTACATTAGCAAAAGATAAAGATGATGAGAATTATGCAGACGGTATCTACGGAACTCTTTGTCATATAGCAAAGGGAGGTAGGATTTCTCCAAAGAGCAATTTAGTTGGAAAAATATGGTTCAATATAAAAACAGGTTGTTATGGAGATAAATATGAATTGTATAGAATAAAGAATTATGGAGAAACATTAGAACAACTAAGCAATCCAACGCTGTTTCCAAAATGGGCTGAAGGAGCAACAAAACCAGAACCAGAGGAAAAATATAAGGAGTTATTTGGTGAGAAACAATAGCAAGTGTTGTGGTGCGGAATTAATAAGTGAAATGACACCCCACTCTGTTCACTACGGTAGATATATTTGTAGTAATTGTGGATCATTTCAAGGCAACATTCCAAGCCCCAAAAATGAGAATAAGCGAAAGAAAGTATCAAGATATTCTCTTGAAGAAATATCTGAGTTTTATAGTCATGAAGAAATATTTTGTTTCTTTTGCGGAAGAAATAAAAAAGAGTTAGGAGTTAGTCTGGTATTTGAACGAGAGCATATAGTTGAAATACAGGAGGGCGGAAAAGATGAGTTAAGGAATTTATTTATATATTGCACATCTTGTCATGCAGTAAAAACAGCGTTTAGGAGAGTCGTAATAGGTGGTAGAGAGAAAGACAATATTGGACTTATTGATCCATATATTGCGTATGAAAACATAAAGGAGAAACTAAGCTATACACAAATAGAACCAGAGAAATATGGTGAGTTATTAAGAATAATATCGGAGGGACTTGAATTATGAAACGCACACCACTAAAGCGATCAACAAAACCAATCAAAAAGAAAAGCCCAGCAAAGATACCAACGCTCCGTAGGAAAGCAGAGAAGTTATGGCAACAGGCGTTTAAAGCATTACATCCTGATGAAACTTGTATGCTGTGCAACAAAAAGTATTACGAGGTAGTGCATCACTTTATTTCTCAAAGCAGTAGTGCAAACCTAAAGTTTGATTTCACTAACGGCATACCACTCTGTACTGACTGCCATTGTAGATTACATCTTGGAGAGACAGGGTACGAGAGTACGAGAATAGCTAAACAGAAAAGCGGTACATGGTGGGATTACATTGAGGAAGCAAAGAGAACAAAGATTACTATGCGTAAAAGTGATTTCTTAGAGACCATTGAGAGACTTGAACGGATCATAAAGAACTGTGCAGATGTAAAAATAATAGGAAAATACATAGAGGTGAAAGATGAAAAAACTAGATGAGATATTAACAATAAATTATTCGGAGAAAGATAAATATTTTTTAACTTACGATGAATGGAAACAACAAATCATCCAATGGGCTGTGAGTAAAGCACCTGAGAAAATGGATAGTGGTAGTTCTGTTCCTTGTGATTGGTATGAGGATGGTCACAACAAATCTACAGAGCAATACAAAGCAAACCTACAGGAGGGTGAGTGATGGTTAGTAAGATTGTTTTAATGAAAGATATAGTAGTAGAAAATGGTAAGACCATAGAACAAAATAATCTTGAGGAACCAAGAAAATTTAAAGTAGGAGATGAAGTTATTTTTCAGTTAGAAACTACGATTACTGAAGTGGGGAGAGACTGTGATGGAACAGTTTTGTATGGGGCTGATATGATAGGAAATTGTTGGGGAGAGGATTGTTTTCAATATCCTAAAGCAAACCTACAGGAGGGTGAGTGATGGCTAAATATAGAAAGAAACCAGTAGTGATTGAGGCGTTTAAATGGTGTGGAGATAATACTCAAAGCGAAGACCCATTATGGATAGTAGAAGCGATAAAAAAGAATGATGTATGGTTTACTAATGAAGGGAGTATATTTTGTCAAATGAAAATAACAACACTAGAAGGAGAAATGACCGCTGAGTTAGGAGATTATATTATCAAGGGTATTAAAGGTGAGATATATCCATGTAAGCCAGATATATTTGAGGCATCGTATGAGAAAGTAGACGAATGACACTATTCTGGTGGGAGATGATAACTCTAGCAGTAGCATTAGCAGTCTGGGCTTGTATCCTTGCAGTAGGATTGTTTATTATGATACCTGTAGGTGATGTTGTGTTTAATTATTGGTTTAGATAAGGAGGGGACATGGATACAACGAAAGAGTATATCTTGTTAAAGCAATGCAGTAAATGCCTAATAGTAAAACATCTTTATGATTTTTCTAAAGACACCGCTTCTAAATCTTGGAAAAGGTCTTATTGCAAGAGATGTCAAAGTCTATACAACATCTCACATCCTCATAAAAATGACTCAGTAAAACGAAAAGAATACGACAAGAAACATCAAGTTAAAGAAGAGTATAAGGTGAAGCATAGAGAGGATGCTAAGAAGCATCGTAAAAAGTATCCTCACAAAATAAAAGCACGTTTTGCAGGTCAAGTGCTTCCAAAACAACTTTGCGAAGTGTGTGGTGAAAAAGCTGAGGCTTACCATGATGATTACTCTAATCCACATATCGTTAGATGGCTTTGCGAATACCATCATGAAAGGGTGAGATAATATGGATACAGGAAAAGACTACATTTTACAATGTGAGAAGGCAGGGGAGATACAAGCACTGTGGCTTAATGGAAGACATAAAATTGGTGACTATTATTGTTTAGGTAAAGAGATAGTACTTAATTGTGACATTTATGACGAGTCAGGTTATCCTAAAAATGAAACCATTGGCGTAGACAAGCAAAATTATTCAATTGGAAAAGGCATTAAGCCTATCTGGCTACCACGACAAGACCAGTTGCAGGATATGTTGAGGTCAATATACCAAGAGAAACACCGAAACACATTAGCATACATACGGCATGGCGAAGGATTTATCAATGCTGTGATAGTGGAAGAGTTTGACTGCTATGTATATCCAAGGTATGAAGAGATACACCCAAGCATAACAAGAAGAGCCTACGCGGAATACAAAAAGTATATCTGGAGTTTCGCCTCAATGGAACAACTCTGGTTAGCATTTGTGCTTAGAGAGAAGTATTCAAAGAAATGGAATGGAAAGGAATGGAAGGAGACCAAATGACACTATTCTGGTGGGAGATGACAACCATAGCAATAACATTATTAGTCTGTATTGTCATCCTTGTGGTGGAAGTTTTTATTAGAGTACCGTTAATAACTGTTGTGTTTAATTATTTGTTTAGACAAGGAGGGGATATGAAGAAGATAAAGTATAGAATAATTAAAAAAAGAACACACGAACATTATGAAATACAAATTAGAAAATGTTTTGTGTGGAAGACTTTTGAACCACAAAATGAATATACATGGAAAGACATAGGTGATTATTATCTTAAAGAAGAAAGTTGTCACGAAGTGATGAAAAAGTTATTTGGAAAACAGATTGCTTTCATAACACAAGAATGGGAGATTGTATGACCCAAATGAAAACACATAAATGCCCCACTTGTGGAACTGAATGTAAAGTCGTTGGTATAGGAGATTTCAACAATAAAGATGAAGTATGCACACAGCACTATGAACCTGTGGTGTTGAGTGAATTAGATATAAAGAATATTATATGTGATGAAGATGAAAAACAAGCAAAGATAAACAAAAGTTCTGCATCCATAGAGCAAATAGCTACGGCTATTTATAAAGCAATGAGAGGTGAGAATGGATAAACCAGAGAAAAGGAAATCAAAGGACTTACTTCCGTACGATATGCGATATGAAAAAGGATTCAACAAAGGATGTGAGGTTGCAATGGCATGGCACAACTCTGTGATAGAGAAGTTGGCTGATAATATTGATAAAAAAGTAAAAAAAGAATTTGAAGATTATGGAATAGATGGCTATTTTCACCACATGATTGGAAAGAATTTAGCACAGCACATACGAAAGGAACTAAAATGAATATAGATAAGATAAAGCAACAAGCAATACAAGAAATTAAAGAAGAAGATTTTTGGAAGGAGGTAAAGAAATACAAACAGAAGTTAAGAGAAAAGAAGTCTATATGGAGTAAAATATTCCCATATAAAATACTAATAATAAGAAAGGAAGGTTGAAATGGGTTTAGATATTAAAAAGGTCAAAGAAGAGGCGCAGAAAGAACATTTACAAGAACGAGAAGAAGTAGCGAAAGAAAGAATTAAGTATAAACTTCAAGAACTTGATACTGCTAAAAAGGTTGTCAAAAACATAGAGAGAGAAATTGAGGACTTGGAAGATGAGCTTTCCCAGGATTAGTTCACCGATAACTAAAGTATATTGGGCGGGGTGGGAAAGCGATACACTCCGCTTACAAAAAGCAGGTTGGGAATTGTCTGCCGAACAAGATATTTACAGACAATCTATACGAATGGCATTTAGAAATACAGGTTATAATATATACGGTATAAGTAATCCTATCTCACGGGAAGAGTGTCTTGATATGAAAAGTATGTTTATTAATGGACACCCTCGTTCAGATTTAGTATTTAATTACTTTCCACCCTTAACAATAAACTATATGGCTTCTCGTATGCACGTAGAGTTAAGAGAACATTCTATGGAGTTTATGCCTATTGACGCTACTCCAGCCTTTGAGACAAGAGAAGTTAAATCTATAGAAGATTTTCAGATATTCAGACCTATTGGGAATCCTAAAGAGTTGATAGTTACTCCTGATAGTGTTCCTGAATTACTAGAGTTGATAATGAAGAAGCAAGACCCAAAGCAGTTTGAGATAAGAGAGAAGAAGCGAAAAGAATGGCGTAAGTTTACAAGAGAAATAAATCAAGCAGAATCTATAAGTGTAGAAGAAAGAATTGACCCAGCAAGTAGTATCGTAGCACAATTAATTACAATATAAGGAGGAGTGATGATTAAGCTTGGTAAAAAAGTAAAAGATATTGTAACAGGTTTTGAAGGTATTGCAGTCTCAAGAGTTGAATATCTAAATGGTTGTGTTCAGTATGGTATTAAACCTAAGGCTAAAAAAGGCTGTATTGTATTAGAGGATGCTACATATATAGATGCACAGCAATTAGAAGTTATTGGTAAAGGTGTTACCGTAGAGACAAGAAGTACTGGAGCCGACTTTATGCCAGATGCACCAACACATTAAACCAAACCTACAGGAGGGTGAGTGATGGGTAAGATTGTTTCTGTGTTTAAAGATATAGTAGAAAAAAACGGCAAGACTATTGAACAAAATAATCTTGAGAAACCAAGAAAGTTTAAAGTAGGAGATGAGGTTATTTTTCAGATAGAGACTACGATTAATGAAGTTGGAATAGATTGTGACGGAACGGTATTGTATGATGCAGAGACAATAGGTGATTGTTGGGGTGAGGATTATTTTAAGTTCCCATCTTCTCCCAAATCTAACCTAGAGAAGGAAATGATGAAAACACATAACTGCCCTACTTGTAATTCACCAGTAAAAATCGTAGGTAAAACTACAATGCACTATGAACCTGTGGTGTTGAGTGAGGATGAAATATACGACATTCTTGATAGATATACTTCTAAGCCTACTTACGAGAGTGGTAGTACAGATCTATATAAAGCATCTTCTGTCATACACAAAGCAATGAGAGGTGAGAAGTGAATAAGAAGCCAGAGAAGAAAGAGTTTAATGCAAATGAGAATGCAATTCAAACAGGGTTAAGAATGACACACAACGAAGCCTATGATGCTGTAATGGCATGGCACAAGTCAGAGATAGAGAAGTTGGCTGATGAAGGCTCATTAAGTAAAGCATTTTATGAGGCAGTTTTTGGTAGACCATTTGCATTAGCACAGTTTATAGCACAGCACATACGAAAGGAACTATAGCCTCCAAGAGCATCGTGTAGGTGCTTGGGTAAAGAGTTTCCAATGCTCTTTATTCCTCTCTAAAACTTGGAGGCTTTAAATAAAGGAGAAATAATGGATGACATATTAAAGTTTATGGTAATTATATGGCTGATAGCATCAAGTGTATTCTGTGTTTCGTTTACCGTGAAAGTGATAGGGAGTTTATAAAATGAGTAAATACGACGAAGTGCGATCAGTAAGAGAAGTTAAGTGTAAAAGAAAATGTACTCAATGTTCAAAAGAATTTGACGGATACCGTTCACAGTACATGTGTAAGAGATGTTCGGAGACAAAAAACTCCACAAGAGGTTTCTTTGCGTAAATTTGATAAGGAACTTCACAGGGTAATACACAAGGATGAGTTTCCATTCTTTCCTCACGTATATAAAGTGGTATACAAAAGAATTAAAGTAATATTAGATTTACTTGAAGGACACAACATAGATGTTGATAAGAAGATAAACAAAATACGGAAAGGAGAATTGTGAAAGAGATACTAAAGCAATTTGGAAAGGCAACTGTAAGAGGCGTTCATTCGGTATACGATGACCAATATCACGAGGACTTACTGACCGAAGCACAAGTTCTAATAACAGATAAGTTTATGCGTAAGATAATGAAAATGTATAAGAAGTTTGACAGTCGTTACCTAATCGCAATGGATATAACCGCCAAGCTACAAGAGGAGATGGATGATGATACCAGACGAGATGGAAACTCAAGCCCAGATGGTAAAAGCAACTAAGTGGGAAACATTCTTTATGTTGTTAGTAATACCAATAGGTTTAGTGTTCGTGATTTTAATAACACCATTTTATTTGATACGTGGTTTAATCATGTGGATGAGAGGGAGAAGTGTATGGTGATAGATACCTCAAATTTAAGTTTAGAACAAATTGGCAATGAAAGAGATCAAACAATACGTGATGGAATAAAGGCAAAAAACGAAAGAAGTACTGTACGTTCAGCCAAACATGAGGTAGAATATAAGATAATAGAATTGAATAAACAGCGATTAGATTTAGAGATAGCAAAAGAGCAAAGCGAAATTCCACAAGAGACAAAAGACCTCAGAATTAAGATCAAGATGAAAGATTTAGAGATAATAGAGTATCGGCTAGAGGTTAAGAGGTTGAACATAATAATATCAAAAGCAAACAATGTTGTTGATACAAACAAAGATGCAGTAGATGTCTACAAGAATGAATACTTTGGAAGGAAGGATTTCTAGCCCATGAAAAAGAAATATTATTGTACTAAGTGCGGAAATGAAAAAACATCTCATCATGTAGGCATGTGTAAACCATGTGGTGATGTGGCTGGTCGTGAGAAAGAAAGCAAAAGGTTATGGCAAGATTTAACGGAAAAAGTATTTGGTAGACTTACAGTTGTTAAATTCTCCAAGAGAAATAAACGAAATTGTAAAATATGGGAATGTTTGTGTGAATGTGGCAACATAAGTTATGTTAGGCAAGAGAGACTAATTAATGGGGTTACAGTTAGTTGTGGATGCTTAAGGAGAGAGAGACAGAGTACGTATTCTCATGGGATGACAAGAACACATTTTTATTCTGCATGGAGCGATGCTCATACTCGTTGTTATAATCCAAAGTGTAAGAATTATCATAATTATGGTGGGCGTGGAATAAGCATAGATTCTCGCTGGTTGCGTAACTTTGAGAATTTTAAAGAAGATATGTATGAGTCATATTTGATTCATGTGGAGATACATGGTAAAAAGAATACCACGATAGAACGAAATGACAATAATGGAAACTATAGTCGTGAGAATTGTTCATGGGCTACAAGACAAATGCAGGCTAAAAACACAAGAAGAACAAGGAGGCAGTAGTGCATAATTTGTGGCAGGTAGTTTTTATAGTGTTGTTTGGGTATTTATTAGGTGCGAGAGCATTGAAAAATAATGGCTCGGTCTCTGATGATAAAGCAACATTAGATAAAAAGTTTGATAAGCCAAAAAGTAAACTGATGGAGCTGTTCCACATTATTAGAGGTAATAAATATTACCCAGAGCAGGGGAGACTCCCGCTATTCATTACTGAAACTATGCACATACTAAATGCGGTACTGGTTTACTTTGCGTTTGGGGCATCAACAATATCATTTATGGCTGCAATTATGTTCATGGCTAACCCTTTTGGATCACAAATATTTATTTGGAAAAGCGGAAAACCATACAGCACCGCAATGATAGGAGTATTATTAATGTTCATCTGTCCGTGGGCAGGTGGATTATTTTGGTGTTTTTCGCTCTGGGGTAGTGCAGGTGCGATCTTTAGTTGGATACCATTTGTATTATTATATCCGTGGTGGTGGTTGTTAAGTTTCATACCATTAGGTTTCTTTGCTATAAGGCATGTATCAAACGAGTGGAGTTCGCATAAATATTTATTCAAAAAAGAAGTAATTAAGATAAGACCACGCAAACTAATTACAGCAGTAAAGACATTTGGATATTACTTCAGACAAGGAATTATGCCGTGTCATCTTGGATGGGATACAAATTTTCTTTTGGGATGGGGGCATCGCAAGGATTTAACAAAGAAAGCATTCAGTCTAAACATAGAGTTCTGGTGGGGCATAGTAGTATTAGCGATAGTAGGTACAGGAATAGTATATTACTGGGGTGGAATGGTATCATTTTGTTTAATTTGGTGGTTCTCAAACATTATGATCTGGACTGTAACTGGTGCAGGTAGAGCAGTAGAACGATACCACTACATAGCATCAGCAGGATTAATGATGGCGATAGCAACATTCTTGTCTCTGATTAGTCCTATAGCATTCTGGGCTGGTACGACATTCTTAATAGGTTGTTATGCTATGAAGTTATATGTTTATACACAACAGTATGCAACACAATGGTGGCAGCTACAATTTTTGTGCATTGAACAGCCTACATGTACCTCTGGTTGGATAAGAATAGGATGCGACGCAATTAAGATGAAAAATCTTCAGATGGGACTATCATACTTGAAAGAGGCAGAGAGAGTGAATGGAGGACTAGATTTCGTGATTGCATATAATCTCAGTAATTGCTTTTTAGCGATAGGCGATTTAGTGCAAGCAAAGGTACACTTTGAGATTTCTAAGAGTATGAAGGACGAGAGAACAGACGCAGATTACAGTTCACAGATAAAGTTCTTTGAGGAACTATACGCTAAAGCTGAGAAGGATATGAAAGAAAATGGTGTGGCGGATATTGCTAACTTGCAGTTGTTGACGATTAATGTGTTCCTTGCTATGCTAGTTTTAACTTATACTATTTAGGAGATTTATGAGAGTAAATTTATCGGGACAAAAGTTTAATAAGATAACCGTAGTATCGTATTCACATACAAACAAGCATCAAAAGGCAGTTCCGTGCCTACATTTTAAAGAAGTATGGAAAAAAACATGCGGACACCTATTTTAGATGGCTTAACTGCAAGAAAGTACAATACTGTAAATGCACAATGCCGTGGGCATCTATTATGATAGACAAACCTCTTGAGGTAGAGATCATGGATGAACATTGCCAGAGGTGTAAGAAGAAGATATGGGGGTTGTTTGAAGATGAGTAAAATAAATTATTATTTACTTGACTTTTAGCTGTAATCTGATATACTCTTTGACAATAGGGGGCTTGATTGCTAACTGCGAGACAGGTACATACCTTCGGGAAACCTTCGGGAACGGTTAGGAATATTGCAAACAGTCGGGCTGATTTCTCATCTTAGGATGATACAGACGAAACACTTTAAGCGTAACAGCTCCCTATTATAATCTATAAAGGCTAATAATGAAATTGTGTATTCAATGCAATGAAGAATTATCTCACAGACCACCGAGTAGAAGAAGTAAATTTTGCTCGCATAAATGTTATTGGGACTCTCTCCGTGGAAGCAAACAATCTGAAGAACATAAGAAGAAACATAGTGATATAAAAAAAGAATACTTCAAGAACAACATACATTGGTGTAGTGGTAAAAGTCTTACGGATGAACACAAAGATAATATTAGTAATGCTTTGAAAGGCAAAAGATCAGGGGAGAAGCATCCAAGTTGGAATGGCGGCAGATATATACATAGTAGTGGATACATAATGAAATACTCACCTACTCACCCTAACAGATCAAAACGCAATGGGGTATTAGAGCAACGATTAGTAATGGAAGAAAAGATAGGTAGATATCTCTCAGAAGATGAGAGTGTCCATCATATCAATGAGAATAGAGAAGATAATAGAATATCTAATTTGATGCTATTCAAGACTAGAGGACAACACACAAAGTTTCATCACTTAAAGAGAAAATGCTTACAAGAATCACAAAGACACTTGAATATGGCGGTAGCGTAATACCAACAACTTATAGAAAGATAAGTGCAATGACTAAGTGGAGTGGAAAACATACTAGATCATTTGAAGCCTTAATAGGTGCATCATTTGATTATGCCAACAAGGTTATGACTGATAAGAGGTATAATGAGTCAGATAGATTGCGTATTGCAGGTATAGTAATCAATAAAGCAATGCCTAATAAGAACGAAACAGATATAAAGATGCAAGCAGATATAAAATTAGATTTAGCAAAAATGAGAACAGAAGCCAACAAACTATTGAAAGATCATCTATCTGCCAATGAATGAACTAACAGATTTTATATATCTATATATGTCTGAACATCTACCAATACCAACTCCTACGTTTCACTTTGAGTTGCATGAGTTAATCCCCAATAAGCGTGTAGCAGTAGCAGCCCCAAGAAGTTTTGCAAAGAGTTTCACTTACTCATTCTTCTATCCTCTTTTTGCCGCTTTAACAAGAGAGAATCAAAACATATTACTTATCTCCGCTACTGCCACGTTAGCTGAGTCATGGCTTAGAAGAATTAAGATAGAATTAGAGGAGAATGATAAGCTATTGACTATGTATGGCACTCAGAAGTCAAGCAAATGGACTGAATCATGGATATGTTTAGCGAATGGTAATCAGATAAGAGCCGCAGGTGCAGGGTGTCAGATACGTGGATTTCGTTACACTATAATTATCTGTGATGATTTGGACACGGATGAAGGTGTAAGGAATGAAGATCAGAGAGAGAAACTAAACAGTTGGTTCTGGGCGAGTTTAGTTAATACCCTTGAACCTACAAATCAATTGATAATCATAGGTACAATCTTACATCCATTTTCATTCCTATCAGAGCTTATGAAGGGTAAAGAAGGATGGATTACTCGTAAATACAAAGCCATACAGGATGATAATAGCCTCTTGTGGAAGCAGAAATGGTCAAGAGAAGCCTTAGATGTGCGTAAACAAGAAATTGGCTCTATAGCGTTTGCAAGTGAGTTCTTAAACACACCAATACTAGAGGGTATGTCATACTTCAGGGCAGAGGATATACTCACACACGATGATGATATACCATTTGGTACAGACTATATCACGGTAGATTTAGCTATATCAGAGAAGGAAAGTGCTGATTTTACTGTTGTAATGGTAGCAAGAAGGACACAGAACAACTCAATATATGTTAGAGACTATGTTAAAAAGCGTATGAATCCACGTGAAACAATAGATACTATCCTCAAAGTAGCCAAAGATTATGATCCTGTGTGCATAGGAATAGAGAGTGTAGCGTACCAGAAGGCACTTATATATATGTTAGAAGAAGAAATGAGACGCACAGATAGGTTTTGGCGAGTAGAGGAGATCAAACCAGATAGAGACAAACAGCGTAGAATAGGTATGTTAGTGCCATACTTTGAGAACCACAGGATATTTGTACATAAGGATATGAAAGATTTGATAGAGGAATTGACTTGTTTCCCTGCTGTGAAGCATGATGACTTGAGTGATGCGTTAGCTATGCAGTTGGTTATAAGTAGGATGTATGGTGCAACAGAAGCGGTAGAAGAACTGGACTTGTACAACGGAGAGGCTGTAAGTGGATATTGATACTCACCTACTGAGAGATGTAGACTTACATAGCATTAGAGTAGTATAAGATAGAGATAGGTAGAGGAGAGATATGGATACTTTTTCTTACTGGGACTGGACTGAAGAAGCATACGGAGACATAGAACCTGATTACCACAATGAACCAGAGAGAATAGAGTTCATCATAAGCCGTATACCGAACAAGAACCATAACATCTTAGAGATAGGATGTTGCACAGGTGTATTAGCGGAGGCTTGTAAGAAGGGTGGCAACAGGGTTTATGCAGTAGATATGTCAAAGAAAGCATTGGAAAAAGCCAAGAAGAAGGGTATTATGACTACTCATGGTGACTTTATGGACATTAAGTTCAAGAGAAAGTTTGATGTTATTATCGCTGGGGAGGTTCTTGAACATTGCTTCATGACCAGAGCCTTCTTGAATAAGATAAACAGTTTATTAAAGCATAATGGGAAGTTAATTCTGTCATCTCCGAACGTCGCAGCCCTCGGTAGAAGGCTTATGCTCCTGTGTGGGATTAATCCAATGCTAGAATACACAGAAGATAAGGGACAGGCTGGGCATATTCGTTACACAACGAGAGGCAATATGATAGGATTAATAAAAGATAGTGGATTTAATGTACTAGAAGCCAAATCAGATGTTGTAAATTTCAATGCAAGTGGTACAATAAGGTCTACTACGTTGGCTAACTGGTTTCCAACGTTAGGTAGATCAATCTTAATATATGCGGAGAAAAAGTAATATTATGTTGGTTTAATTAAGTCTACAAGATTACCTGTTTCGTGCATTACCACAACTTTTTGTATTGGCACATTATATTTATCTGATATTTCCTTCATAGTCATACCGTATATTTTCCTAAACTTACTTCTATGAGGAGTGTCTTTGTGCATATCTCCATGACATTTACGACATAAGAGTATTAGGTTATCTAATTCGTGATTGATTTTAGTTCCATCTTTATGATGTGTATATATACCTTTATCGCATCCACAAACTTCACACTTGCCTTGTGTTTGTTGTAACTTGATTAGTCTATTCTTTTTCATTTGATAGTGATTAGGGTAATCAGATGCTCCGTTTTTCCATTTACTATTTCTCTCTCTTGAATGATTCCAATTCTTTGGAGCATTTAGTGGTATATTGTTTTTGATTCTTTCTTGATGAAACCCACAAAACTCACCTCTCTTAGATGTATTATTGCAATTCTCTAAAATACATTTATCGTATACACCATCTGGGTGTCCTGATCTTTTAAATTTAAGAAAGTGGTTTCTGCAAAAGTTATTTCTATATATACTTTTATTGCAATCATCCATACTGCATATACCCTTCCAGAAAGCTGTTCCTTGTAATACAGCTTTAGAGTAGTGTTTTTTGCATAACCCTTTCGTACCGCTTTTCTCATTACACCCAACTATTTTACATTTTTTCATATTGCCTCCTTATGACATAGTACCATAGTAAACTATAACACAAAAATGTCAAATAGATAGAGAGAAAACATTGCATCCTATACTGTATGTTTGACAAGAAGCTTTTTTTCTGATAGACTCTTTACAATTCAAGAGGCAGATGTGCCTCTAATCTTTACGTTGACGTAGCTATGCTACAGAATTAAAACCTAGCGAGGCACATTTGAACAAGAATAATCGTGAAGAAACAACACCACTTAACACCACTCCAGCCCCAAATGAATCAGAATCACTTAAAGACTTTGAATTAGATGATACTAAGATCATTCTTAAAGTCATCAGAGACTACGAGAACGACAAAGAAGCACGTAAAGATTGGAACATCAACAGAGAACTTATCTATGAGAGATATAGACAGAGACCTGTACGTAAAGTACCATTTGACGGTGCATCAAACATAGTAGTCCCAACACTTCAATCAAACATAGATAGTCTATTACCTCGTGTCAACTCAGCATTCCTCGGTAAGAAACCACCTGTAGCTATTACAGGCACGGAAGAAAACGATAAAGATCAAGCCAATATAGTTGAGAAGTTCTTCAACAAATCAATATTAGAGATGGGCTACGAGGATATGATTAATGATATGAACGCCTCTACAGCCCTGTATGGTACAGCATTCATCAAGGATATGCTTGAAGATGAGAAGATAATGGTTAAGACCATAGACGGTAACGACATATTCCTACCCTTTAACGCTACCTGTGACCTTAACGATATGGCACATGTCATACATCGTTGGTACAGAGACAGATGGTGGTGTTCACAAAGATACGATATACCTTTAGAGAAGTTCGGTAAATACGAGAAGATACCAGAGGGCATACAAGAGATTAAAGACGATATGGAAGGTAGAATCAATGTAGATGAGGACTTTGACCAACCTGTAGAATGTATTGAGTGGTACGGTAGATGGATAATTAAGGGTGAAATGAAGGACGTAGTATTCGTTGTAGCATATAAAGAGCGTATATTACTAGCTAAATGGTTCTTAAATGAGGTTGTACCGTATGCAGATGATAAGAGAAGGCTACCAATTAACAGAGTACACTTCAAGAAAGTATCAGGATGTGCCTATGGAGTTGGATTAGGAGAAGATTTAAGTGGTATGCACGATTGGACAAACTCAGTAGTAAACGCAATCCTAGATGGTAACTACTGGTCAATCATACCGTGGGGTATCAAGAGAGAAGGATCAAAACTTAATGTATCAGACATAAAAGTAAAGTTCGGTATGATGCTTAATGTACCCGATATGGGTGACATAGACTTCAAGAACATGCCTAATAACACAGCACCAATGGTACAGATGCTACCTTACATACAAGCCGCTACAGAGAGAGTTGCATCAATATCAGATTATGGTATGGGTAGAGAATCAAGTGTAGCAGGTTCAAGTGCTACTGCGACTGGTACCAAAGCGGTCATCTCAGAAATGATGGTTCGGTTAGATGGTTACATAAACAAGGCTTCTAAAGACCTTAAGTATACACTTGAAAATCTTTATTACTGGCAAATGGCAAGGATAGATGAGTACGAAATACAAAGAACATTGGGAACAGTAGACTCACGAGACATTGATCTCCTAATGGAGAATGCAGAAGAAAAGTTAAAGTATGACTTAAACATAAACGTCAATAGTGGTTATCACTCAAGAGATTCAGAGAGACAGACAAACTTAGAAGTATATCAGATGACACAAACCAACCCTCAGTTAGCAAGTAATCCTAAGTTCTCTAATGCTGTAACGAAAGATTTGTTAGACGGAATAGGTAAGGAAAGATTGTCTGATGAATTGGATGGGGAAGGCAAAGAAGCAACTGAGCAATACAGAGAAATAGGACTAATGTTGCAAGGAAGTTATGAGATACCATTAGAAAATGATAACCACACCGAGCATAGAAGGGTTATAGCCCAGTATAAGTCAAGCGGAGCATACGAAGGTACGAATGATGCTTCAAGACAAATGATAGAACAACACGACCAACAGCATGCTGAAATGCTTGACCAGTTAAAGATGCAGGTACTTGAAATGAATTTAATGGGAGGACAAGCCCCAGACGCACTACCACAAGAAGGTCAACCACAAGGTATGCCACAGATGCCACAGCAACCCTTAGAAACAGCAGAGGGCATGTGAGAAATTACTCAGCAGGTGAGAAGAACCAATTAGAAGAAGCATTAACAGGAACATTCTGGAAACTAGTTAAAGAGAACTTACAAGAAGAACTACAGAACACATCAGAGAAACAACTTGAGTTAGCATCTGATGATGTTGTAGGTATAACGAAACACAAAGCCAGACGTGAGGCTATCAGAGAACTTATAGATATGCCTTACATAATGGCACAAAAGTAGTACAACTCGTCCAAGTGACGTAAAACGAAAGGATAGTAATGCGAGAAGACACTAGCGTAAAAATTGAGCTTACTGAGCCCACAGACGAATCGCTACCGTCTACACCGTCTCCAGAGGACGTAAAAGAACCTGAGTTGGTAAAAGAACCTGAGTTGGTAGAAGAACCTGAGTTGGTAGAAGAACCTCAAACCTTAGCTGATGGTACGTCAGAAGAAAAGACAGTACCGTATAAAGAGTTGAAGAAAACTAAGGAGAAGTTTCAAGTAGAGAAGGAACGAGCGGAAGAAGCTGAAGAACGTGCAAGAGAGTTAGAGATAAGGTTAGAGGAGAGAGACAAGGTTAAGTCTCAGCCACAGGAAAAGGCACCCACCTTAAAAGAACTTGAAGCTGCACGGAAGCATTGGCGAGATGAGGGAGAGTTTGATAAGGCAGATGAAATAGCCGATAAGATATATGATCTTAAACTCAATGAAAGAGTAAGCATGGTTGCTGCTGATATAGAAGACAGATATAAAGCAGAATCAAGCAATCCTGATCTTAGAGATCGTGAATCCGAGTTATATCAGGAGACAACGAAGGTCTTTAATGAGATGGGTAACCTTACTCGTAGCCAAGCAGCAGAGATAGCGTATGCTCGTTTAACTAAATCAGGTAAGTTAAAACCTACGAAGAAGGAGAAATATGTACCGAATGGTCAGTTAGGTTCTGGTACATCAAGTTCTGCTTCAACAAGTGCAGGTGAGTTAGATGAAACAGACTTAGCCTTATGTGCTGAAACTGGTTGTAACCCTGAGAGTTATAAAAAACAAAAACTTGAATCTGTAAAGAGAGGTCATTATGCCAAAAGGTAAACGAAACATTCCAGAAACAACTACTGAGCCTACAAGTGAGGTTTCAAGAGTAGATGCGTCAACAGACTCATCAAGAGTAGAAGTAATACGTGAAGCACATGATCCTAAGTTTGTAGCAGGATTACCAGGCAAGAGAGACAAGTACAAGATGGCTGAAGCTCGTGCTAAAGACATGAGGGAAGGCGATGTACCAGCTTGGGCAATAGCTAAAAGCGGTGGAGTTGAAAGTGCAGACTCGTATAAAGAGCAGTATGGTTGCACACCTGCTCACGATAAAGATGGCAAAGAGATCCGCTATAACGAGTTAATATTAACAGCTTGTCCTAGAAGCGAATATGAAGCCAAGATTGCAGAAGAACGTAGGCAATCAGGTGGAAAGTTAGCACAGAATGAACGTGATGCTGAAAAGGAAGGTTTGTTTGACGCTCGTGATAGAGGGAATAACAAAAAGTATTTTACGTAAGGAGATAAACGATGGCTAACGAAGCTACGAGATATGGTTTCAAACCACTCAGCCCTCACCAAGTAACGAACTCCTATAAGTATTCGGGTGCTATTATAACCGAAGGTGATATGGTTGATTTAACTGCATCAGCAGGTTATGTTGCATTAGCAGCTACTACTTCTGGTTCGTATTGTGGTGTTGCAGCACAAACAGTTGCAGCGGCAGCAAGTGGAGATATATTGATTTATGATGACCCTAATACAAAGTTTGTTGGAGTTGTAGCAGATACATTGGCACAAACAAACATTGGTATTGCCTATGATTTAACAGGTACTACAGGTGCACAGCAAATAACGACTACGACTACAGAAGCTACGATACAGGTTCTAGAATTATATTCGGGTGAAGCATTTAGTTCGTATGCGAAAGTTGTATGTCGCATAAATAAACATAACTTTGGTGGAGACCAAACAGCGTAAAGGAGGATAATCATGGCTATGCTGACTACTGGTTTTAATGATCTCCTTAAGCTGGATAACTTAATGAGAGCGTTCGTATCTGACAAGTTTAATGATATGGTCAGAGAGAATGAGTATCAAAAGATAGTAAATATTGTTAGTTCTAAAAGAAAAGCAGAGGACACTACGACCATTTCAGATTTACCGAAGTTCACACGTAAAGCTGAAGGAAATAATGTTCCGTATGTTGATTTAACTCAGGGCTACGATAAGAGAATAACGAATTACACATGGAGTCAAGGACTCGCTATTACACCTGAGATGTTATTGTTTGACCAATACGGTCAGATCAAAAAGGGTGCAAAGAGAATGTCTACTTCTGGTGCTCTTACCAAAGAGTACATTGTAGCTAATATGCTTAACTATGCAACATCTACGACTGATGCCGATGGGTATTCAACCGCAGGTGGAGATGCGTTAGCACTATTATCTACAGCACACACTAACCTTGATGGTACAACCTATTCTAACAAGCTATCTTCTTGGACAGCTTTATCTTATACTTCACTTCAAGATGTAATTGATTTGATTGAAGCAAGTGTAACAGATAACTCTAATCCGATTGGGTTAAAGGTTAAGAATCTAATTGTACCTCGTAAGTTGAGAGCGAAATCTCTTGAACTTACACAGTCTCCTTATAGACCTGATAATGCAGAGAATGCAATCAATGTTTATAAGACAGCTGGTGGTTGGATGTTGACACCTTGTGTAAATCATTTCATAACTTCACAAACCAACTGGTATGTGCAGGCAAATGAACATGATCTTACATTGCAGGTAGCAAAAGAGTTCAGTCTTGAAAGAGATACCGATCCATGGAATCGCAATATTCTTTACATTGCGAGCTTGATTTGTGGGGCAGGATTCAATTCTCCAAGAGGCATGGCAGGATCAAGTTCATAAATAACAACGGAGAGGCGGTATTCTGAGGCTTAGCCGAGGAGCCGCCGCTCTACTACTCAGTAGGCAGTAACTGCAGGGCGGACACTACTGAAAGGAGATAAAATGAGTACAGACTATCCAGGCGGATTTGCTGGCGGTTTAACCGTGAGTGGAGTTCCAATTAATATTATGAAAAGTGGTGAAGTATTCTTTGTAGACAGCGAAAGTGCAATTAGTTCAGATGGTAATAACGGTACGTTTGACAGACCATTTGCAACATTGGATTATGCTTCAACGAAGTGTACTGATGATGCAGGAGATATAATTGTATGTAAAGCTGGTCATGCTGAATCAATCGCAAGTGCTACAGCATGTAATTTGGCAACAAGAGGAGTTAATGTAATTGGTTTAGGTGTTGGAGACAACAGACCTACGTTTACTTCTACTACAGCTACAGCAGCTAAAGTATCAGTTGATGCAGCTAATGTATCTATAAAGAACATAAAGTTTGTATGTGGAATAGACGAACAGGTAGTAATGCTTGATGTTAATGCAACGACAGTTTTAGACGGCTGTGAAGTTGAAGGAAGTGCATCAGCACAACCTGTAACAATGATTGATATTGGTGGAACAACTGGTTCAAGTAGCGGTACAGTTGTTAGAGGATGTACGATCAAATCAGTTACAGCAGGTGCATCATACGGAGTATATGTTACTTCGGTACAAGACGGTGTTGTTATTGAAGATAATGTTGTATTAGGTAACTTTACATCTTCTCCTATTGGGGCAGCTGTACTTATCCCTACAAACATTCTTGTTAGAGGTAATAATGTATCTAATGCTAATGCAGCTGGTACATGTATTACATTGACATCTTCAACAGGTACAATAACAAATAATACTTGTTATAGTCCTAGTGTAGCATACGCAGCAACAATCACAGGTATCGGACTCAGTTACTCTGAGAATTATGCATCAAGCTCTCTTGCAGTAACAGCCGTAGTTATACAAAACGGAGCAGCGGGATTATAAGAGATAGGGGCTTAACCGCCCCTTTTTCTTTTAGGCTATGAGTACATACAGAACAGAGTTTCAAAAGTATTATAAGAAGTATTGCGAACGGTGTGGATCAAGATTCCATTACCGTGAGTTACAACGTGACCCTACAGGGTTTATAGTATGCAGAAAATGTTGGTTAGACAAACCACGAAAGATAAAGCGTTTATTATAATAGAAATTAAACACAAAGTTTAATTTAGGAGGATAGTATGAGTATAGGAATTAGAGGTGGATACGAAGGACTTATATCAAGTTCTGTTGCCTTGTCAAGTAGTGGTGGCTCTACAACATCAGATGCTATCAATATTGATTACACATTAGGCAACTTTTCATTACAGACTGAAACATCAGATGCAAACTTTGATGTAGCATATACAGCATCAATAGACGGAATAACATATTATACACCAGTTGGCGGTAGTGCAGGAGTTATTCTATCAAGTCAACTAACGAATTGTATTATATCTATGGATATTATTCCAGCTAAGAGCATCAAGATCGTAACAACGAACAACAATGTAGGATCAAACTTAACAATTACCAAACAGACGATATTCTTTAACGAAAAATAGGGGGAGTAGATGAGACGTTCTTTAAAAGCATTATTATGTGCATTGGTATTTGGGGTTAGTGTTACAGGCACAGCAATGGCATGGAGTTCATTTGATGACCTTGCACTTGCTTTAAAGAACCTCAAATATGATATTATACCTCAGAGTGCAAGTACATTAGATTTAGGTAGTTCAGCAAAACCTTTTGCTAATATGTATGTAGATACAGTTGTTGCAGGAAGTGTAACATTTAGTGGAGATGTTGTTATAAGTAAAGCCATAGGACTATTAGACTTCTCTGGTGCAACATCAGGAACAATATCCTCTACAGGTAGTGGAACAGTATCTATAGCAGACAGCGTAGATATTGTTGAGAGTAATATAACCTATGTGCCAGTAGCAGATAGTACAGCACTTCAAACTGCTTGCACAGCCGCTACAGCTAACGACACTTTGATATTAGGCTCTGGTACTTATACGTTATCAACAAATGATTTGACACCTGGGAAAGCACTTACGATTAGAGGTCAAGGTGAAGATAGTACAAAGATAACATTTACTACAGGACAATTCATCTATTCAGCCTCAGACATAAAACTTGAGAACCTTACCATAGATAACACGGCTAATACTGAAGCAACATATTACATGGTAGATTGTGCTACAGACGCTCTTACAGGTCTTGACATGACGAATGTTAAATTAAACTTATCTCATGGTACAGGAACGGTGCAAGTGGCTTGTTTTAATACTACATTTCCGATTGCTGGTGCATGGAATCATGTAAATGTAACCACAGTATCTACAAGTGCAGCGGCGTTTGGCGTACGGTCATACTATAATGGAACATCTGGAACACTAACAATAAAGGATTCATCTTTTAGTGCTACATCAACCGCAGGGTCTAAAGAGGCTTCTGGTTTTTATCATAGACTTGCAGCTGGAACTGGAACACTTACTGTTGAAGCGACTAATACCTCATTTTTTGGTGATGGAACAGCTAATGTAGAAGCGGGATATAACTTAGCTACTGGCTCAGTATATGAAGTTCTGACAGCAACGAACTGTAAGTTTAATGGAAGTACAGTAGACGTACATGTTTCTGCTAATTCAGTAGCAACTCTATATGATTGCACCCTAGTCAACAACACAACCTA